GCGGTCAGTTTGACGGCCTGCTTCAATTCCCGAACGTCAGGATTACGCAAGACGGCTGGATCCTGATTTCTTTTCGGGTTGGTGGAATTAGCTCTGGTGGCGGCACGTCATACTCTCAGCCGCGAATCCGAATCGTGCGGAAGCAAGGCGGATCAATGCTGTCGCAATTCCAGGGCGATGGATCTAGCGGCGTTGACGTATTCGGGTTTCAGCGAGAATACTACGAATACCTCCCATCTACTTACATCCACAGCGATGGGCCGGCATCTCCAGTCACGCGGCCATCAGACGGACTGACCTGGACCCTGCCATCCCCAACAAATGCCAATCTTCGAGCAGTGATGGTCGAGTTCAATGGACACATCGACTCCGCCAGCCTGCTGACGCTGGACGATGGCACCGCATCGGGGTCAACATTCGCCGGCCATTACGTTGACCTTCAGTGCCAATCTGGCCAGTATCGTGTGGCCATGCGACGCAACTCCGGCGTCGAGTTCGTTACGAATGCCGGCCTGACGCCGTCGCCATTCCTGACCGGCCCGTGGCAGGGGACCACCTACACCGGGCCCAGGTCGGGGATGCTGCCGACGCGCCAGCGGTTCGTCTGCAGCTGGAACAGCAGCGCGATCAGAGCCCTGGCCGGCGGTGGCCCTGGCGACGGACTGATCACCCACGGCCTCGGGGGCCTGCCGACGATCACGCGCCTGATGATCGGCCAGGGCAACAACGGCCACCTCAGCGTCCCGATTGCCAGGGTCATCGGCTGGACCCGCGAGCTGACCGGCCTGGAGATCTTCACCCTCATGGCTGCCCGCTGATGCTCATCCTCCTCCACCCGCTGCGCTACCCCTACTCATTGCAGGAGCTGCAACGGGACCACCCGCTGACGTGGTTCCCGCTGGAGCCGACTGACTCCGACCTGGCGCCGTTCCGCGTCGCTCGGGTGATGCCAGCCCCGATGCCTCGGTTCGACCATCCCCGAGAGCGCTGCGTTGAGGTCACGCCCGAGCAGCTGCCCGATGGCACCTGGCGTCAGCGGTGGGAGGTGATCCTGAACGAACCCGGGCCTGAGACGGCCTGGGCAGTAGCCTGAGACCGGCCGCCACCGTCGCCATGGATCCCGACCGCGTCAACCACCTGGACCTGCTGCGGGAGACGGTTGCCATCTCAACTAAGGTCGACAGGTTGATCCAGGACCAGAAGGAACTGCGCGAGGCCCTGGGCGCCGAAAACGGGATCTACGCCCGCCTGAACCGGCTGGAGCAACGCATGGCCCAGGCGGTGATCCTGGCGGCGATCTGCGGGCTGGTGCTGCCGGTGTTCGTCACCGTGGCCATGGACCGCCTCTGGCCCGTCGCTACCGTGGAGATGACCGCCGATCCAACCCCATGAACGTCGAGATCCGCGACCTGCTGGAGATCATCCTGGCCCTGCACGGTGCCGCCGTGCTGATCGTGAACCTGACCGACACACCGAAGGATGACCGCCTGGTCGCCCGGTTCTACCGCGGCGTGGAGCTGTTCGCCGGCATCTTCACCCCCCTGGTGAAGCGGTGAGCTGGGCCACTGTCCGAGGCGCCTGCGAGCACGCCGCCCGCACCGGCCGCCTGGAGCCGCACCAGCTGGCGGCCCTGACGGCCCTCGATGAGGGTCTGACCGATCCGCAGCGCCAGCGGTTCAGCGAGCTATGGCGGGCTGCCCCACTGCCGAAGCCGGCCGATGATCCGGCGGTCAGGCTGGCCCTGCCCGTGATCAAGGAGTTCGAGGGCTGCAGGCTCAAGGCCTACCCCGACCCGGAGACCGGCGGCGATCCCTGGACGATCGGCTGGGGCAACACGCAGCATTTTGATGGGACCCGAGTCAAGGCCGGCGACACGATCACCCAGGCGGTGGCGGATCAGATGCTCGACTCCTACGTCCGCGACTTCGCCCGGTCCCAGCTGTCGAAGCGCATCCCCGGCTGGGCCCGGCTCACCGCGGGGCAACAGGCCTGCCTGCTGTCGTTCAGCTACAACGTCGGGGTTTCGTTCTACGGAGCAACGGGATTCGAGACGATCACCGCCTGCCTGCGGGACTCCAGGCTCGCTGACGTGCCCGCAGCGCTGCGGCTCTACGTCAACCCGGGCGGGCCCAGCGAGGCCGGCCTGAGGCGGCGCAGGGAGGCGGAGGTGAAGCTCTGGGGCGGGCCGGCCCGGCCGACCGAGCGAATGCTGGCCGTGCGGTACTTCTCGCAGCTCGACAATGCCAGCGGCAGCGGCTACCGGGAGTGCTTCAGCAGCAGCTGCGCAATGATTGCGGCGCACTACGGCAGGGTCAAGACCGACGACGACTACAACCTGATCCGCAAGCGGTTCGGCGACACCACCGATGCGCAAGCCCAGCTGGCGGCCCTCCGCTCGCTGGACCTGGACGCCCGGTTCGTGACCAATGCCGGCGTGGGGCTGCTGGAGTCGGAGATGCTCGCCGGACGACCTGTGGCCGTGGGCTGGCTCCACCAGGGGCCGGTGACGGCGCCGACGGGTGGGGGGCACTGGACGGTGGCGGTGGGGTTCACTGCTGAATCCATCGTGCACAACGACCCGAACGGCGAGGCCGACCTGGTCAACGGGGGCTACGTCAACCACACCGGTGGCGCTGGGGTGCGCTACAGCCGCCGCAACTGGCTGCGGCGCTGGGAGGTTGACGGACCTGGCACTGGGTGGGCGGTGTTGGTGCGGGCGGCTTAGCCTGCATCCCCCTCAGCCAAACCCGCCTGCAACCTGCGGAACTGCTCCAGCCAGATCAGCACCTGCCACCAGTCGGGGGTCTCGCGGCAGGTGCTGCCGAGGCAGATGCGCCAGAGGTCTGAGCCGTCCTGCTGGCGAACCTGGTGGAGCGTGATGGAGGGGGTCATGAGTCGCTGAACAATGACGCCGATTGAGATTCGGCCTGCTGCAGGAACTTGGACGCCTGCTTGGCGTATTCGGGCTTCAGCTCGACTCCAATGTACTTCCGGCCCATCTTCACGGCCTGGTAGCCGGTGCTGCCGATGCCGTTGAATGGATCTAGGACAAGATCGCCGGGGTTGCTGTAGAGGGTCAAGCATCGTTCAATCAAGTCCAAAGGCATTGGGCAGATGTGCTTCTCATCTTTGTCTCCCTTGAATCGAGCATTCAGTACTTTGGTCTGCATCGTGTCAAGCCAGACAGGAGATGCCCACTGCTGCCACTGGTCAAGGCTAAACTCATCGCGCGTGTGAGTGACAGGCTCGCCAATGTTCTTACCCTTGGACTCCTTGCGCATGACTAAGATGTATTCAGGCATGCCCATGGCGCTAACCCTGCTATTCTCGCGAATGTTTTTATAGAGTAACCTCTCGTGCTTGGTTTTCTGCATCTCTCGCACTGGATCGCGCCAGATGGTCACCCGTGCCCGCAGGCAGAAACCTGCGTCGCGATAGTTCTTGCTAGCGGCATCGCTGAACGGGAACAACCCGCCCTCTCCGGTCTCGCTGCTGTTCTGATAGAAAACAGTGTCTTTCACGTGATCACAGATGACGGTCCCAGGTTTCATGACACGGAACAACTCGCGGGCCATGAATGAGTGATGCTGCAGAAACTCATCGTGTGATGCGCTATTCCCCATGTCACGCGCTGAGTCGCTGTAGATGTACAACGACGAGAATGGCGAACTGAAGACTGAGCAGTCCACCGAGTCGGACGGCATGCCCATCAGCATCTCGACGCAGTCGGCGTTATAGACCGCCCAGTTTGAGCCTTGATAGTCTGGTTTCATTGGAGGAAAGATGGAAGGGTGACGACAGGTGTTCGGGTGTAAGCACGGCGCAAGACTGCGTCCTGTTGCGATCGAATCATGGACTGGGCCATGGCCCGCTTCATGCGCTGGTGATCCAATGCCTTGCGCTGCACGTTGCTCCAGATGCTGGATTCGGTGTCGCTGATGACGACGTGGCAGTCAACCGGCTGGGTCTGCCCAAATCGCCAAGCACGACGGACGGCCTGATAGTGCTGTTCATAGCTGTGGCTAACGCTGGCAAATACGACCGTATTGGCGTGCTGCCAATTCAGGCCCAGGCCTGCGAGCTTCGGCTTGCTAACGATAACGCGGCGTTCCCCAAATGTGAATGAGTCAAGCGCTGCGACCTTGGCATCTGGATCCATAGATCCATGCACTTCGATGGAGTCAGGAATGGCTTTGGCCAATGCCGAAGATTCATCGTTTGTTTCGCACCATACAATCACTGCCCCATCCGCAGAGTTGGCAATCTCTGCGGCGCACGCGACGCGATCGGCCATGGTTAGCCGTTTCTCGCGATGCATCGTCGTGGCACTGCCGTCAGGAATCCTGAATAGCATTCCGTGTGGCACCGACTGAGTAATGTCGGCCAAGATCGTGTGCACGTGATAGTTCAGTGGCGGCAGCACAAAGCCATCGTCATCGCCGCCCAGGTCCGATGGGAGCGTGGCCGCCCTGGCCCAGCTGGCGACCCATGCCCAGAAGTCGGCGACGGCATGGCCCTTAAGGCGATACCCTCCCATTGTCGTCTGATCGCTGATGAACCAGCGGGACAGCATCTCAGGCCCTGGCATGACTCCCAAGAACTCTGCATGCTGGCCGATTTCCATGTGATCATTCGGCGCTGGCGTTGCCGTGGCTGCCAGCCGGTACGGTGTGGCGCTGAAGGCATCGCAGAGCATTCGCTTGGTCGGGCCTGTAAATGACTTCAGGATGCTTGATTCGTCCAGGACCACACCGCCGAACACCGACGTATCAAGCTTGGGCAGTCGTTCATAGTTTGCGATGTTGACACCGCTTGAAACGTCGGACTGCTCGCGCACTATCGTGGCGTCAATCCCGATCGCTTCACATTCGCGCTTCATCTGCCTGGCCACAGCGAGAGGCGTCAGGATGAGCGACGGCTTGCCGCTGGCCTGCATGAACTCTGCCGCTGCTGCCGCCTCAACTCGTGACTTGCCGAGTCCGGTGTCGAGGAATGCGGCCGACCTGCCTTTCTGGCATGCAAACTCAAGAGTGGCGTGTTGATGCTTGAAGAGTTGCCATTGATTCTGGGGGCTGAATCCAAAGGATCCGGCGGACGTGCCTTTCGATGCGATGAAGTTGTGGTAATCCTGCAGGGGCTGAGTCATTCGCACACCCCCCGAGCTTCCGGCAGCGTGCCGGTCGTGACCAGCTGGATGAAGGCCTCTTGCTGGGCGGACCGTGCGGAGTCCCATGAGGCGTCCCATGCGGCGGACCGTGTGGCGGCCCGCGCGGCCCATGAGGCGGCCCATGCGGCGGACCGTGTGGCGGACTCTGCGGCGGACCATGCGGCGGGCTCTGCGGCGGACCATGCGGCGGAATTCGCGGCGGCCAGTTCATCGTCCGTGGCCTGGCCATTGGCGTGGCGCTCGGCCACATCCAGCGCCGCAACGCTGCGAGGATCAGCCATCAAATGCTGCACCTGCCGAGCACACCAGACGGCGTAAAGACGCCAGACGCGAGAGTGCTGCGGCTCCGCGCGGCAGCACCACAGGGCATCCGCGATGCCGACGGCATCAACGATCTGCTGGAACGTGATCGGCTCATCGTCAGGCTGGCTCTTGCCAGCGGCAGCCAGCGCCCTTTTCCTGCCATTGATGCAGGGATTGGCATCAAAGATGCGGTTGAGAGTCGTTGTGATGGGGTAGGTCATTCACACACCCCCCGCAGCAGCTCCGCAGGCTCGGAGTAGCCGTAGCGCTCCTCCAGCCAGGACGCCACCTCCAGCCCGGCGGCCATGCCGTCGGTGCGGCACTGGAGGCAGGCTGTAGCACAGGGGCCTTCAGGCGACAGTCGGCGGCGGCATGCCGCCAGTGCTAGTCGATCAGTCAGTTTCATGGCAATGAGTGAGGCTCCCCATCAATACCCTGCCGGCGCGGCGCGGCGCTTCAGCCCGTGGACGGTTTCAAGATTGGCACACCGCAAGGCCCAAGGGCGGCGCTGCGGGGTAGGTTCCGAGGCAGTCGCAATGCCCTGAGTGAATGCGTTTGAGATAGGCCGCGCGACCGAGCGCGAGCGGTTGCAGCTGCTGCTGCAGACCCGCCGCAGCCTGCTGACCAGTAACGGCGGCAGCGGCCGGGCCGTGTCAGAGATCGACACCGTGCTGGGCATGCTGGATCAGACCACCGCCATCGACGAGCGGCTGGCCGAGCTGGCCCAGCAGTTCAACATCCCCCGCCATCAGGTGATCGCCCGGGCGATCGGGGCTTCATGAGCGAGATGAGCGACTACCTGGCGGGGATCGGCCGGGTGCCGATGCTCACGCCGGCCGAGGAGATCGAGCTGGGCAACCAGGTGCAGGCCGGCCAGCAGCTGCTGCGGAAGCTGGCAGGGGTCACGCCAGACGCCGATCAGGCTCGGGCCCTGCGAATGGCGAAGCGGGCCAAGGATCGCATGGTCGCCGCCAACCTGCGGCTGGTGGTGTCCGTCTCGAAGCGCTTCGGCGGCCGGGGCGTCGACCAGCTGGACCTGTGCCAGGAGGGCACCCTAGGGCTGATCCGCGCCGTTGAGAAGTTCGACCCAACCCGCGGCTACAGGTTTTCCACCTACTCGTTCTGGTGGATCCGGCAGGCGATGCAGCGAGCCATCGACGCCTACAGCCGGACCATCCGCGTGCCGGTTCACATGGCGGAGCTGCATCGGAAGGTGAGGGGGCTGATCCAGCAGCGGCAGCACGAGGGCCACGGGATGCCGACCATCGCCGAGCTGGCCGAGGTGTTCGGGGAGACTGAGCCGCGCATCCGCGACGCCCTGACCCTGGAGCAGCCCATGGCGTCGCTTTCATCCAGGGCCAACCGAGACGAGGGCAGCGAGCTGGGTGAACTGCTGGCCTGCCCCGGGCCTTCCCCGGATGACGTGCTGCGCGAGTCCGAGCGGCTCGACGCCCTGCGGGACATCCTCGACCGGGCGATGGCCAAGATGCCGCCACCCCAACGTGAGGCCCTCGTGCGCCGGTTCGCGCTCGCCGGCGGTCAACCCGAGACCCTGCGGGCGATTGGCCGCGACCTGGGCCTGTCCTGCGAGCGGATCCGGCAGTACGAGTCCAAGGCGTTGGCGATCATCAAAAGCTCGAGCGTCGGCGTGACTGAGCTGCTGAGGGAGTGAGTAGGGTCAGGCCAGGCGCGGCCGGCCGATGGATCACGAGATCGTCGACGGCGAGCTGGTGCCGCGAAAAGAGGGCAAGCGCCGGTTCAGGCGGCAGATCCTGGCTGACTGGGACCATACGTGCTACCTCTGCGGGGCTCAGCCGCAGCATCTGACGCTGGACCACCTGATCCCCCGGCGCGTCGGCGGCGAGACCTGCCGGCATAACCTGGCGCCGGCCTGTGCCCCCTGCAACCGCCGCAAGGGCTGCAGCGAGCTGTGGGGCCACTGGACCCGATCGGAGCACTGGGACCTGGCGCGGGCGATGCGGCTGATCCGCTGGCTCCGGTCGACCGCTACGGTGACAGCGGACACCGCAGCAGGCCCAGGTGCAGAGCCGACGCGTGAGCCCCGAGCTGCTGGAACTGCGAATCCCCTACCGGACGTTTGACGATCGCCGCGAGTTCCTGCTGCTGTCGGATGTTCATCTCGACAATCCGCTCTGTGATCGGCGGCTGCTGAAGCGCCACCTGGACCAGGCCCGCGAGCGTGATGCCAGGGTGCTGGTGTTCGGCGATCTGCTGTGCCTGATGCAGGGCAAGAAGGACAGGCGAGGGTCAAAGAGCAGCATCCGACCCGAGCACCTCGGCGGCAACTATTTCGACCTGGTGTTTCACGAGTGCGCCGAATGGCTGCGGCCATGGGCGGATCTGATCGTGATGATCAGCGACGGCAACCACGAGACCGCGATCATCAACCACAACGAGATCGACCCGCTGGGCCATCTGTCGCGGCTGCTGCGGGATCAGTGCTCACCCGTTGAGCACCTGCGTTATCAGGGCTGGGTCTGGTTCACGTTCAGGCCCGAGGATGACCGCGGCAAGACGCGCCGGCTGCAGTTGTTCTTCCACCACGGAGCTTGGGGCGGCATCGTCTCGAAAGGCGTCCTCGGCGGCGGCCGGTACTTCAGCGCGGCGCCACAGGCACAGGTCGTGGTCAATGGCCACAACCACCAGCGCACGGTCGTCAGCCATGCCTGCTACGCGATCAACGCCAGGGGCAGGCAGGAGGTTTCCGAGCGCTGGCACGTCCAGACCGGCACCTATAAGCAGGAGTACCAGGGCGGCGCCGGGTTCGCGGTGGAGCGCATCGTCATGCCGGCATCGCTGGGCGGGGTCTGGATGACGCTCAGGCCGCGGCGGTCTGGCGGGGTGGCGGTAGCGTTCACGAACGCCTGAGGGAGCTGCCGCAGCTGCTGACCGACCAATCTTCACGCGGGAATCCCAGGCCGCAGGCGCCGCCCTTCCAGTGAGCGCACAGGCGCGCGCAGCTGGTGTCGTGCTGCGAACGGGTGCCGGTGCGAAGCCATTTCAGGAGCGTTGCGTGGCTGATGCCCACCTGTCGCGCGGCTCGCCGGACCGACATCCCCTGGGCGATCAGATCAGCGGCCCGGGCCAGGGTTTCGGGCGGTGTCTTTTGGTTCGAGGCCATGGGGCCAGACTATGCGGTCCCACACGTGCAGGAACAAGATCCGGGCCTGGCGGTGCAGGTCCTGGGGTGCGTCTGCCGTGATCTGGAACGGGGCCAGGGCGCCGCTGGGGGTGGGGACGTGGAGGGTGTAGGTGGTGGGTTTCATTTGGCGCTCCCCCAGCCGTTCAGCAGGAACGGTCCTTTGCCCCAGATGCGAACTGGGAGCGGCACGATTGGAACCATCGTCTCAACGTCGATGGTGTTCCACCATGCAAGGCGGCCGATGTAGCCGCCGTTGCTGTCAATGCGCATGAAAGGCTTAGTCATCTGCGGTTGCGGGCGAGGTTGGCGCGAGTGATGCGGACGGCCGCGGTAACGGGCCAGATGGCCCCGGCAATCGAGGCGCAGGCCCATTCCGCGATGTCATGCGCCTCGCGGGGGCGCACAGAGCCAATGGTCGTGATGACCATGGCCCAGACGTAGATCTCGACAAACAACATGGAGAGAGTTGCAATGGAATGCCCGGATAGGCTCCGGGCGGGCCTGTTCAACTGTCGAGCACTGAAAGCAGCCAGGCGCGGGCATCCTCGTTGGAGTCATGGAAATGTAATGCGGCCTCATGGCCGAGCAGCATTCGCCCGGCCAATTCATGACCGCAGCTGGCCTCCAGGATGCGCCCTGGCTCGCCAGCCAAGTGAACTGCCCAACCAGCAATGCAATGAGTAGTTTGGCAAGTGTGCCACGTATCCATTCTCAGGTTGTCGTCGTTGGCAGTGGCGGCTACGGCAACTGCTCGCAAGCGGTCAGCGGCGTCAACGGCAACAGGAATCCCGATGGCGCAGCGGAGGTCGGCCCTAGGCAGGTCGGCCTCGCGCAGGTCGGCCTCGCGCAGGTCGGCCCCGCGCAGGTCGGCCCCGCGCAGGTCGGCCCCTTGCAGGTCGGCCCATTGCAGGTCGGCCTCGCGCAGGTTGGCCTCGCGCAGGTCGGCCCATTGCAGGTCGGCCCCGCGCAGGTCGGCCGAGCGCAGGTTGGCCCCTTGCAGGTCGGCCCCATGCAGGTTGGCCTCGCGCAGGT